GATGTACTGGTGGGTGGGGAGAGAGCCAGCGTGGGTGTAGAGCATGTAGTAGCCACCTCGCACCGCGGGGGTGGCGCTCCGCTAGGGTTACTCGGTGCGTGAGTTCGGCCGTGCGAGGTCTATCACTGAGGAGATTAGTCAGTGCTTCACGGCCTTCAATTGTTCGAGTTCGCGCTCGAGGCGTCGCACCTCGGCGCGCAGTTGCATCTCGCGGGCGACGGCCTCGCAGAGCTGGCGCAAGAGGCCACGCATCGCAGCGCGCGCGTCAGAGTTCACTTGCCACCTGCTCGAGCGAGACCTTCACTGACTCGAGGGCGTAGCCCATGCCGAGCAGAAAGTTTGAGAAGGCTTTGATCGCCTCGTCGCTCGTGCTGTGCTCGTCGAGCTTGGTGGTGATGGTGTAGTGGTCGGTGTGTCCGGTCAGGACGATGAACTCAGTCATGTCGGTAGCCCCATTTGACGGGTGGTTGTTTCGGGTCGAGTACCCACTTGTCGCCGAGCTCGCGCAGTGCCTGGCGGCGCTTAGCCTGCAGGCGTGCGAGGCGCTCGCGGTCGGGCTCGTAGCGGCCGCCCGTGCGTGGCGTCGAGTCGCGCCAGAACACGTCGTAAAAGAACCAGGCAAAGAACGTCGAGGTGCTGATCGCAGATACGACCGTGGCGACGACGTAGAACGATTCCCAGAAGTCCATGTGTTGTCCCTCAGTAGTGGCACTTGAGCTCGGCGACCATCGACTCGAGCGTCTTCACGCGTCCTTCGAGCAGCTCGATGATTCGCTGTTGGTTGTCGATCAGTCGCGCCTGCACGACGGCGAGCGTGTCGGCGCGCTCGACCGCCTCGCGCAGGGCTGCGACCTTGGCCGGGTTTGGGGTGTTGATGTGTTCGGACATACGTGTACCGAATATCGCATCAGTCGGTGTAAAACGAAACCAGTGCAGTGCCGCCGTTAAACCGCTCGACGTAAGTGCCGAAGCTGTCGTGGTCGCGGCGGGTGCTCGTTATGTACTCGACGAGCTCGCGGTCGGTCACGTCGGGCTGTACAGACAACGTGTGTACGTTGCGGCCGAAGCGGCTCTCGCGGCTGCGGTACTGGATGCGGGTAGGCGTATTGAATTCAATTGACATACGCGGAGCTTAGTGCGGTATCGAACACAACGCCATGCGAATATCGCAACACGTCCACTATGCGGATAGGGGCTCCGAAAGGCAGCCCCGTCTCCGGTTACTGGTCATAGGTCTCGAGCCGCTTCATGCGGTCGCAGGCCGCGTCGAGGGCGCGCATCAGCTCGTCATCAGGCAGCTCGTCGAAGGGCTTTCCTGCGTGACCGCCCGCGAGTAGCTCGAGCAGTACAAACGCGGAGCTGTCGGGGTCAAAGGCTGTTCGTTCAGTGATTGCGGCTAGGTTCATCGTAGGATCGATGGTCACATTAGCACCCAAATATTTGGTGTTGTTTTGATGAATATATTTGTGTGGTATCGCACAAGTCAATGAGATTTGCGCAACGTGTTTTTGAATGTGCGCCAGATCACTTAGGGTTCGACGGGCAGCGTTGAACCGCATCGAACCGCATGCGGTCGCATATGCGGTGCAGTGCGGTGCAAGCAGGGCAGGCAGCAGCGCAGCCCCCGCCCCAAGCGGGGGGCTGCTGCCCCTGCAAGGGGGGTTTTTGGTGTGAACCGCACCGCACTGTATATATGGGGTGCGGTGCGGTATGCGGTTCAAGGCAGTTGCGAATAGCGCGCGCATGCAAGGCATCCTCGTAACAATTTCGCGCTCGAAGTCCTAACAATTCCAGGCTTGCGCCAATGCGCGCTAATAAGCGCCAATGCGCGCCAATTGGTATTTCGGCGCAGATCAGCGCGGACTGTTGCGAATAGCACACAGCGGTGGCAGACTCGCACCACATGAGTGCGGCAGAGACCGAAGTGCAGAGAGCAGCGCCCGAGCAGGCCCAGCCGGCCCGTGGGAAGGGTGCCCCGTTGTGGAAGCCCGGCCAGAGTGGAAACCCCGCGGGCCGAAAGCCCGGCCCGAATCGTGTCACCAAAACGATTAAGGAGGCGATAGAGCTCGCCTGCCAGCCAGGCGCATGCCACCCAGAGGGGTTGGCAGGCTGGCTCATAGAGCGCGCTACGGGCGGCGTAGAGGATCGCAAGATCTTTGCCGGCATGGTCGGCAAGGTGATCCCGGCACAGCTCCAGGCGTCTGTACAGGGTGGGATCGTCGTGTCGCTGCCCTGGCTTACGGGTCGCAATATCAACCCTCACGTCCCATCTACGTCCCAACTCAACGCGACCGACGCGCAAGTCATTGATGTCACGGTAGAAAAGAGCGGAAACCTTCGGGTTTCAGACCCGAGGCCAGCCCTCGAGGCGCCCGCGGCAGCATTTCCAGACCCCCATCCCCCCATCGATCGGCAGGCGGGGGGTGGCGAGCGGCAAGACCGTCGCGATGTGCGCCGACCTCGTGATCAGCGCGCTCGAGTGCAAGCATCCGAAGCCGCAGGTCGCGTACCTCGCGCCGTTTCGAGAGCAGGCGAAGAAGGTCGCGTGGGCGTACCTCAAGGATCTGACCAAGCCGCTCTGGGCAAAGCCGCCCAACGAGAGCGAGCTCAAGATCACGATCTACAACGGCAGGGCGGAGGACTACGCGACGATCTACGTCGGCGGATCTGACAACCCGGATTCGCTCCGCGGACTCTACCTCGACCAGGTCGTGCTCGATGAGGTGGGCCAGATGCGCCCGAGCACCTGGTATTCCGTCTTGAGACCGGCCCTATCTGATCGCGCCGGCGGTGCCATATTCGCCGGGACTCCGGCCGGGAAGAATTTTTTTTGGCAAATGCGCGAAGAGGCGCGGCTCAACCCCGCCTCGCACCTACTGCTCGAGTTGCCAGCGAGCAAGACAAACATCCTGCCCGAAGAAGAGCTGCGCGACGCGCGTGCGCAGATGACCGAAGAGACGTACGCGGTCGAGTACGAAGTGAGCTTTGACGCGGCGGTGCCAGGCGCGTACTACGCGAAACAAATCGGAGAAGCGTATGAGCAAAATCGGATTGGTAGTTATCCCGTTGACCCAGAAAATCCGGTCGATCTGGTCGCGGATCTGGGTTACACGGACAGTTGCTCTTGGTGGGGATGGCAAACCACCCCCGACGGATACCGAATCGTCGACTTCTACGAAGCCGACGGACAAGCGATCGGGCACTACATCGACTGGGTCAAAGCCCGGCCGTACAAAGTCGGGCAAGTCTTCCTCCCGCACGACGCGAAAGCAAAGAGCCTCCAAACGGGCAAGTCGATCATTGAGCAGTTCCTGATCGCGGGCATTACGCCGCGGTTAGTTCCTGAGCTCAGCCTGCAGGACGGCATCGAGGCGACTCGACTCACTCTGCCGAAATGTTGGTTTGACGAGAAAGCGGTCTACGACGGCCTCGAGCACTTACGCGCGTACATGCGAGAGTGGGACGAGCGCACGCAGACGTACCGCAACCGCCCGAAACACGACCAGCACTCACACGCGTCAGACGCGTTTCGATACCTCGCACTAGCCGCAAGACCCATTTCTGGTAAATTGTCAAGTGCTGATGCTAAAATCGCGACGCGTACGGGTGTGAGCTACAGCTTCGCGCTCGACGATGTGTGGGACTGTCGACCTAAAACATCACGGCGGATCGGGTAAATGGAAACAAACACGCGGATCGAGTCGGCGAAAGACTTTGCGGACACGCCGCAAGGCATGGCGCAGCGCTGGAGCGCGGAAATTGAAGCGAGCAAGAAAGAGCTCGAGAAGTTCCAAGAGAAGGCCGACAAGATCAACCGCCGCTACCTCGACAAGCGTGACGACTGGCAGGAAGAGCAGTCGCGCGTAAATTTGTTCTGGTCTACTACCAAGGTTTTGCTCAGCTTGCTCTACGCTCGGCCGCCACGCGCGTCTGTGGCGCGCTCGTTCCTCGACGCGGATGACGATCAGGCGCGCGTGGCCGGGCAGGTCATGCACTCTGGGAGCGTTACGAGGTCGAGACCGTCGTCGAGGAGATCCCGGCGCAGCTTGACCCGCTTACGGGGGAGGAGATCGCACCGGCGTCGACCTACGAGCGCATCGTCAACGAAGACGCGCCGTGTGACTACGTGTACTGGAAAGATTTTTTCTGGAGCCCGGCACGAACCTGGCCCGAGGTACGCTGGGTCGCGCGCCGCGTGTACATGACCAAGGATCAGCTCGTGAAGCGTTTTGGCGAGGAGATCGCCAAGATTGTGCCGACCTCGAGCACCAAGCCGAAGGACATCAACGACGGCCAGCCCGGCTTTGATGTCTGGTCAAAGGCCGAGGTGTACGAGATCTGGTGCAAGGAAGACAAGCGCGTCTACTGGCTCGCCAAGGGCTGCGAAGTCATTCTCGACTACAAGGACGACCCGCTCGGACTCGACAAGTTCTTCCCGTGTCCAAAACCGCTCATTGCGAACGTCACATCGAGCAACTTCATGCCGCGCGCGGACTACGTGTTCGCCGAGGATCAGTTCAACGAGCTCGACGAGATCAATACGCGCATTACGTGGCTGACGCGCGCAGCGAAGGTGGTTGGCGTCTACGACAAGTCAGCCGACGGCATCCAGCGCATGTTTAACCAGGCTGCCGAGAATCAGCTCATTCCGGTCGACAACTGGGCGATGTTCTCTGAGTCGGGTGGCATCAAGGGCAAGGTTGACTGGGTGCCGATTGACCAAGTCGTCAACGCAATTGAGCGCTTGCGTCAGTACCGACAGGATAAGACCGTACAGATCTACGAGGTGCTTGGCATCTCTGATGTGATGCGAGGATCGTCACGCGCAAGTGAAACCGCAACGGCGCAGCAAATTAAAGCGCAGTTTGGTTCGACTCGCATTCAGCTCATGCAGTTCTACATTGCGGAGTGGATCACTGAAGCGCTGCGCATCA